GCTCATGCCCCTAGTGACGCAGATGCTACACCAAGTTGGGTACCAAGTTCAGATCCAGGTTACTTAACAAGCTCATCTACGCAGTCAAAATATTTAAGAAGTGATACAGCTGATACAGCTACTGGTAAAATAGTATTAGAAGGTAACTCAGCTGCTTGGGACCCAACAACTCCTGGCGCTACAACAGGTTCTTTACATTTTGACCCTGGTGTTGGAACTGATCATTTTGGTAACGCAATAACATTTGGTGCTTCTGATAGCTCTAATGGAACTACTGCTCAAGCTGGTATATATCTTAGAACAGATGGTGGTTATGGTAGTAGAATGTATTTTGCAACTACAGATAGCTACGCTACTGGATCTAAAGTAGCTATGTATATAAACCATAATAAAGATGTTTATTTCTTAGATGACATAGATGTTTCTGGAAATATAGCTGTTGGTGGTACAGTTGATGGTAGAAATATAGCTACTGATGGTACTAAACTAGACACTATAGCTACAAACGCAGATGTTACTCCGTCGTGGGTACCTAGTTCTAATCCAAGTTATTTAACGGGTATAACGTCTAGTCAAGTAACTACAGCTTTAGGTTATACACCTATGAACTCTAGTCAAACCACAATATCTTCTGCACAATCACAAAAACTAGCTTACATAACAGTCACTCAAGCTGTAGATTTAGATAGTACAGAGACTAGAGCTAATAACGGTCACACTGCTTATGGATGGGGTGATCACGGTAGTGCTGGTTATTTAACTGTTTCAGAATCTGTACAAGTTAATAATAATTCTGGTTTATACAAAGGATCTGGTAATAGTCCAACTTTACGATTTGATTCAAACAACTTAATTAGTTTTGACACGGAATCAAACGAGATTACTCATTTAGTAGGAAAAGATGATGAAGATGCTAGTACAAAAATTACAGCTGATCAGTTTATGTATCAAACAATTGTTTGTCATTTCTCACAATCAGGAGGATCTACGGCTGACTTTTTAATACCTATGAATCACAACTCTGAAGCTACATCAGCTCAATACTATCATATGTGGGCTCCACCTCATAATGGAAGGGTAGAAACAATGATAATGAAACACGGTCATGGATCTGCGCCTAGTTTAGCTTCAACTACTCCAACAAGATTTAGAATAGCTAAAAACAGTACTTCAGCTTCTTATTCATCTAGTTATAAAACAAGGGTAAGAGTTGAGGGTAGAAGTGATGATTATTACTCGTATATACGTCAAGATAGTATCAATTTTGGTTTCAACGCTGGCGATAGAGTTTATTTTAAGTTCCAAAACTCTTCTTCATCAACATTATGGAGAAACTGTAGTGTTTCAATAGTAGTAAGATATAATTTAGTATAAAATGGCAAATATAAACGACAACATAAGAGGTAAAAAATTATTCAAGTCTGGTAGCTCAGGACAGTTAGCTGTTAAAGGTAGCGATGGTGAAATAACAATATCAAGTGAAAAAGCTACAGAGCTATCCGCTTTAAATGATATATCTGAGATTTATAACGACGAAGCTTTATTCCAGACAAATAAGTTTTTATTAAAACAAATAGAAGATTTAAGAGCAGACGTAGAAGAACTACACGCTTTCACAAAAGCTGCTTTTGGTAAAGACTCTTCATCTGCCGCTTCACAAGGAGCTAAAGGTGATACTGGATCAACAGGCGCAACCGGTGCTAAAGGTGATACCGGAGCTACTGGCCCTCAAGGTGCCACTGGTCCACAAGGTGCTACTGGTGCTACTGGTCCAGCTGGTAAAGATGGTAGTGACGCGTCTGTAAGTGGAGTTTCTTCGGAAGTAGTGGTAGTAATTAACTCTAAAGGAAGTACAAAGACATTAGAATTCACTAACGGACTGCTGAAAACAGTTAGTTAAGGTAAAAAACGTGAAAATAGCGTAATAATATAAATAAGTTAAATTAAATTAAAATTAAAATTATGGCAAAGAAAACAGATGATTTAAAAATCACAGACGAGCAATTACAAGACTTACAAGGTAAGATTAAAATTATTCAAAACATACAAACAGAAGTTGGCATGTTAGAAGCTAGAAAGTTTAATATGTTAAATCAACAAGCTATGCAGCAAGTTGAATTAGGTAAATTGCAGCAAGAACTAGAAAAAGAGTACGGAAAAGTTAACATAAGCGTTGCTGATGGTACTATAACAGAGGTTGAAGAAGATGAAGCTGATAAGAAAGATTAGTATAGGTAAAGACTATAAGAACGAAGCAATGCATTATTCTGTAGATCAAGAGGTTTATGGAGGACACATTATTGATAGTATAGTTGAAAACGAAGATAAATTTTGTATATTTATTAAAAAACAAGACGAAGTGCTACCATGGAAAGAGTTTAATAAAAACATGGCTATCGCAGTAGAGTTTAACTTGGAGTATTAATGAAGGGAATTTATAACTTTGTTATCGAGCCTGTAGGCGAGAGATACAATAATGTAAAAAAAATAGGTGATAAAGATCTAATACTAAATACTAAGATGTTTACACATCAATTTGTAAACAGAGAAGGTTTAGTGTTAGAAACACCTATTATAAACGATACTGGTATACAAAAGGGAGATATAGTTGTAGTTCATCATAACATTTTTAGACGTTACCAAGATATAAGAGGTGAAGAAAAAAATGGTAGATCATACTATAAAGACAACAAATATTTTGTTTTTAGTGACCAAATATTTTTATACAAAAGAAATAATATAGCCTATCCATTAAAGGGGTATACTTTTGTAAAACCAATAGAATCAAATGATATTTTTAATTTAAGTAAAGAAACTGAGTTAATGGGTGTAGTAAAACATACAGACTCTAACGACTTTAAAAAAGGTGATTTAGTTGGTTTTAAACCAAGTAGTGAATACGAGTTTGTCGTAGATGGAGAAAGGTTGTATAGAGTTTTAACACCAGCAATAACAGTTAATTATGAATATCAAGGAAACGAAAAAGAATATAATCCAAGCTGGGCATAGAGCAGTCGAGGAGCTTATTAAAGTTGCTAAAGAAGCTATTGTAGATTCTGACGATGATATATCAGCTGATAGATTAAAAAACGCTGCAGCTACAAAAAAACTAGCTATATTCGATGCTTTTGAAATACTAAACAGAATACAAGACGAGCAAGACATGCTTGACGGTAAAGCAAAAGAAGAAAAGAAGGAAGAAACTTTTGGTGGTTTTGCAGAAAGAAGATCTAAGTAATGTACGAGCAGACTTTATATAAGGTTGTAGAACCTATAAAAATAAACGTAATAAAACGGCTTAATAAAAAGAAAGCATGGGATTACGGATATAACAAAGAGCATGATGTTATAGTTATATCAAAAACTGGTCAAATTGGTGAAGTATATGATATACAAAATTTAAAAATAGCTTTACCTAAAACACCGAAAGAAGTATATAAATTTGAGACTGATAGGTGGGAGGTAACAGAATATCCAAAAGAATTAAATAGAATTAAAACTATATTTGATTGGAAGCAATACCCACAAGATTTTAAAAATAAATATATAGATTATATTGAGAATGAGTTTAAGAAAAGAGAAGAAGGTTTTTGGTATTATAATAAAGGTAATCCTACTTACATCACTGGCACTCATTATATGTACTTGCAGTGGAGTAAGATTGACGTCGGGAAACCAGACTTTCGGGAAGCAAATAGATTATTCTACATTTTCTGGGAAGCTTGTAAGGCAGATAAACGATCCTATGGGATGTGTTACCTTAAGAACAGACGTTCCGGGTTTTCTTTCATGGCCTCTGGAGAGGTGGTCAACTTGGCAACCATATCAAGTGACTCCAGGTATGGTATATTATCAAAGTCCGGTCCTGATGCTAAGAAGATGTTCACAGACAAGGTGGTACCCATATCGGTTAATTATCCCTTCTTTTTCAAACCCATCCAGGACGGAATGGACCGTCCAAAGACCGAGCTTGCCTTCCGTGTCCCCGCGTCCAAGCTCACAAGACGGAACATTACAAGTTCCGATAAACCAGAAGCCCTACAGGGTCTTGACACCACCATCGACTGGAAGAATACCGGTGACAACTCCTATGATGGGGAGAAACTCAAGCTCCTCGTACATGATGAATCGGGGAAGTGGGAGCGTCCGAACAACATCCTCAACAACTGGAGGGTCACGAAAACCACATTAAGATTAGGTAGTAGAGTAATTGGTAAGTGTATGATGGGATCAACATCAAATGCTTTAGACAAAGGAGGAGATAACTTTAAAAGACTTTATAATGCATCAGATGTTACTAAACGAAATAGAAATGGACAAACAAGCTCAGGCTTATATAGTCTATTCATTCCTATGGAATGGAATTACGAAGGATTCATTGATTCTTTTGGGATGCCTGTCTTCGACACGCCTGAAACTGAGACTGTTGGACCTTATGGCGAACAGATCGACACAGGAATTATCGAGCACTGGACTAATGAGGTTGATGGATTAAAAAACGACGGAGACGCTTTAAATGAATTTTATAGACAGTTTCCACGTACTGAAGAACATGCTTTCAGAGATGAAACTAAAAACAGTATATTTAATTTAGCAAAAATATACGAACAAATAGATTTTAATGAAGGGATAAATAGCTCTTCACATATAACCACTGGTAATTTTCAGTGGCTTAATGGTGTAAAAGATACAACTGTAAGGTTTTATCCAGATCCAAAAGGTAGATTTAAAGTCTCTTGGACACCGCCATTAAACTTACAAAACAATATAGTAATTAAAAACGGTCGTAAATCACCTGGTAATGAGCACATGGGAGCTTTTGGTTGTGATAGTTACGATATATCAGGAACAGTAGATGGTAGAGGTTCTAAAGGTTCTTTACATGGTTTAACAAAGTTTAGTATGGAAAACGCACCTCCTAATAGCTTTTTCTTAGAATATGTAGCTAGACCACAAACAGCTGATATGTTTTTTGAAGACGTTTTAATGGCATTAATATTTTATGGTATGCCGTTACTTGCTGAAAATAACAAACCTAGATTATTATATTATTTAAGAAGAAGAGGTTATAGAGGGTTTAGTATGAATAGACCTGATAAAGTTTGGAACAAGTTATCTGTAGCTGAAAAAGAAATAGGTGGAATACCTAATTCTAGTGAAGACGTTAAGCAATCACACGCTGCAGCAATCGAAACATATATCCAAGATCATGTTGGTAATAAGTTAGATGGGTCTCATGGGGATATGTATTTTAATGAAACATTACAAGACTGGGCTAAGTTTGATATAAACAACAGAACAAAGTATGATGCAACTATTAGTTCTGGCTTAGCTATAATGGCTTGTAATAGGCATTTGTATAATCCCAACGCAAAAATAGAAAAAACTAAAATAAACATTAGCATGGCTAGATATAAAAACAAAGGTATGCATTCAACACTAATACAAGAATAATATGGCTGAGTCAGTTATAAAAGATTATTTTCCAAGTCAAGTCGCTAGCGATAAAGAAAAAATAACCTATGAGTATGGCTTGAAGGTTGGTAAAGCTATTGAAGACGAGTGGTTTAAAAGAGACGATAGCTCTTATAGATTTGCTAGTCATCAAAATAGCTTTCACAAGCTAAGACTGTATGCACGTGGAGAACAATCAATACAAAAATATAAAGATGAGTTATCTATTAACGGTGATTTATCTTATCTTAATTTAGACTGGAAACCAGTGCCTATTATACCTAAGTTTGTGGATATAGTAGTTAATGGTATTGCAGAAAGAACATATGATATTAAAGCATATTCTCAAGATCCTTACGGAGTTAGTAAGAGAACTAAGTATATGGAAAAAATATTAAAAGATCTAAAAACTAAAGAATTAAATGATTTTGCTAAAGACATGTTTGGTGTTGATATTCAACTAACAGACAAGGATATAATGCCAGATTCTGAAGAAGAATTAAAGTTACATATGCAGCTTACATATAAACAAGCTGTAGAGTTAGCAGAAGAACAAGCAATAAATACTTTGCTAGAAGGCAATAGATACGAGCTAATAAAGAAAAGATTTTATTATGATTTAGCAACTATAGGTATTGCAGCGGTAAAAAATAATTTTAACCATAGCAGTGGTGTTACTGTAGATTATGTTGATCCTGCTAATTTAGTTTATTCATACACAGAAGATCCTTATTTTGATGATATATATTATGTTGGTGAAGTGAAAGTTATACCTATCAATGAGTTGATGAAACAGTTTCCTGATTTAACTATTGATGATTTAAAAGATGTTACAACTCAAGGTTATAAAAGAAGTGGTTACTATAACAAAAGTATACAGGGTGGTGGTGATGTAGACAAAAACCAAGTACAAGTATTATATTTTAATTACAAAACATTTGCTAAAGAAGTTTACAAAGTAAAAGACACAGCAACAGGTGGTAGTAAAATATTAATTAAAGACGATACTTTTAATCCAGTTCTTGACGAAGCTTTAGAAGCTAGGTTTGGTAAATTAGAAAGACAAATAGAGGTTTTATACGAAGGCGCAATGGTACTTGGTACTGATAAGCTACTTAAATGGCAGCTTGCTAAAAACATGATGAGACCTAAAAGTGATTTTACAAAGGTTAAGATGAATTATAACATCGTAGCGCCTAGAATGTACAAAGGTAAGATAGAGTCACTTGTAAGTAGAATAACTGGTTTTGCTGATATGATACAGCTTACACACTTAAAGCTACAACAGGTGCTGTCTAGAATGGTTCCAGATGGTATATATCTTGATGCTGACGGTTTAGCTGAAATAGATTTAGGTAACGGAACAAATTATAATCCACAAGAAGCTTTAAACATGTTCTTCCAAACAGGTTCTGTTATTGGTAGATCAATGACTGCTGACGGTGAAATGAATGCTGGTAAAATACCTATACAAGAAATACAATCAGGTTCTGGTGGACAAAAAATGCAAAGTTTAATAGGTACATATAATTATTATTTACAAATGATTAGAGACGTGACCGGGTTAAACGAAGCAAGAGATGCTAGTAGTCCTGACAAACACTCTTTAGTAGGTCTACAAAAACTTGCAGCTGCTAATTCAAATGTAGCTACAAGACATATATTACAAGCTGGGTTGTTTTTAACAGCTGAGTTATGTGAGTCTTTATCATTAAGAATATCTGATATATTAGAGTACTCACCAACAGCCGATGCGTTTATTCAGCAAATAGGTAATCATAATGTTGCTACTTTAAAAGAAATGTCTGAGTTACATTTATATGACTTTGGTATATTTATTGAATTAGAACCAGATGAAGAAGAAAAGCAGTTGTTAGAGAACAATATACAAGCAGCTATAAATGGTGGTTTAATAGATTTAGAAGATGCTATTGATTTAAGACAAATTAAAAACACTAAACTTGCTAATCAATTACTTAAAATACGTAGAAAACAAAAGCAAGAAAGAGACCAATTAATGCAACAGCAAAATATACAAGCTCAAGCTCAAGCAAACGCTGAAGCTCAACAAGTAGCTGCACAAGCTGAGGTTCAGAAAAGTCAAGCTCTAGCTCAAACTGAAATATCTATAGAACAAGCAAAAGCTAAACTAGATATAGAAAAGCAAGCTAACGAAGCTAAATTAAAGAAAGACCTCATGATGTTTGAATTTGAGTTAAACATGAAATTGGAGAAAATAAAAGCTGATGCGTTAAAAGGAAAAGAAAAAGAAAAAGAAGATCGTAAAGACGAAAGAACAAGAATACAAGCTACTCAACAGTCAGAGTTGATAGATCAAAGAAATAATGATAAATTACCTAAAAACTTTGAATCTACAAGTAATGATACTATGGGTGGTGGATTTGGTCTAGGTGGATTTGATCCTAGATAATTATTAACTATTATTATATTATATTATGGAAGAAAATAATCAAGTAGCCTCGGAAGAGGTAAATGTACCTGCACCTGATAACACAGGTGAAGTTATACAAGAAGGTGGTGACATGAAAATGAAAACACCTTTAAAGCCAAAAAAATTGGTTGAAGAAACTTCAGAACCTATAAAGGTTGATTTAGATGTTAACCCTAATAAAATACCTTCTACAGAAGAAGTTACTAAAGTGGATTTAAGTGAAGCTAAGGTAGAAGAACCTGTTGAAGAGGTTGTGGAAGAAGCTCCAGTCGTGGAGGTTAAACAAGAAGAAGTTACCCCTGAAAAAGAAACAGAGGTAGAAGATACACCTGTTTTAGAAGAAATAACTGAAGAAGAAGTTAAAGAGCAAACAGAAGAACTAACTGAAGAGGTTGAAGAAGCTGTAGCAGAAGCTCAAGAAACGGGTAAAGAATTACCGGAAAACATACAGAAAGTTGTAGACTTTATTGATGAAACTGGTGGTAGTTTAGAAGATTATGTTAGATTAAACCAAGATTATTCTGGTTTAGACGAACATCAATTATTAAAAGAATACTACAAAAATACAAAATCTCATTTATCTGATGACGAAATAAACTTTATTATAGAAGAAGAGTTTATGGTTGACGAAGATTTAGACGATGAGAAAGTAGCAAAAAAGAAAAAGATAGCACTTAAAGAGCAAGTAGCTAGTGCTAAAAGCCACTTGGACGGGCTAAAGTCCAAATACTATGAAGAGATCAAAGCTGGTTCAAAGCTCACGGGTGAGCAACAGAAAGCAGTGGAGTTCTTTAATAGATATAACAAGGAGTCTGAGGAAACTCAGAAAATAGCGGAAAAACAAAAATCCACTTTTCTACAGAAAACCGAACAGGTTTTCAGTAATGATTTCAAAGGTTTTGATTATCAAGTTGGTGAAAAGAAATTTAGGTTCAACGTGAAGGATTCTGCTAAAGTCAAAGATACACAAAGCAACATCAATAATTTTGTCAAGAAGTTCTTGAATGAAAAAAATGAGATGAATGACGCTGCGGGTTATCACAAAGGCTTGTTTACAGCAATGAATCCTGATGCTGTCGCAAAACACTTCTACGAACAAGGCAAAGCAGATGCAATGAAAGAAAGCATGGCTAAAGCTAAGAACGTAGATATGAATCCAAGACAACAACATGGAAATGTTATTGAAACTGGAGGATTAAAAGTACGAGCGGTAACAGGCGATGATTCATCTAGACTTCGAGTTAAAATGAGAAAATAAGTTTAACTAATTAAAATTAAAAATTATGCCTTTTAATTCATCAGGTGCGGCGTTAGCCCACCTAACTCCAAGACCAACGCAAACGCTTTGGGGAGACAATTATTTAAGTTTCGACTCCGCTACAGGAGGTGGAACTTTCGCGCAACAGTTTTTACCAGAGATTTATGAGAAAGAAGTAGAAAGATACGGTAACCGTACTATTTCTGGTTTCTTAAAAATGGTAGGAGCTGAAATGCCTTTACAATCTGATCAAGTAATTTGGTCTGAGCAAGGAAGAATACACGTAGCTTACGATGGAATTGCAAACGCAAATACTGTAGAAGTATTAAGCGCTGCTAACTCTACGATTACTGTACCTTCTGGTCACTTGATCAAATTACATGATACTGTTGTAATTTCAAAAGCAGGTCAGCAAAACAAATGTTTAGTAACTAACGTAGATGCAAACGGTGTTGTAATCACTGTAGCTCCTTACGATATTGCTAACTTAGGTACTGGTACTGCATATGCAAACAGTGATAACATTAAGTTATTCGTTTATGGTACTGAATATAGAAAAGGATCATCAGGACTTGATGGTTCTATCGATGCTTCATTTACTCAATTTAGCAACAGACCAATCATCATGAGAGACAGATACCAAGTTAATGGTTCTGATACTGCTCAAATCGGTTGGGTTGAAGTTACTTCTGAGAAT